AGTTTGTAACTTCAAAAGGTGTCATTTTCCCACGGTAATCATCTGCGGTGCCGCCAAGTGTTTTAATTTTTGTTCCATTGGCCATGGTGTGACTCATATGGCCACTTTTTGTACTTAATTGATCTAACACACCCATCATTGATTTAATCCACGGTGGTGCGAAACGTGCTGCTTCTTTTGTTGTTGCCTGGGCCAATGTCGGCGCTAGCTTGGCCAATGACTTTGGTGTTGCTGTGTATGCAGCTGTGGCGCTAGCTTGTTTTAAAAATTTTCTTCTTGATTGATTGAACGTTGTACTATCAAGAAGTTTTTGTATTCCTTTCTTGATCAGTCCGCCGCCGGCGTAGCCTTCCACTAGACCTCCATCCTTACGGTTGCCTTTTCTTGCTTCATCAATAAAACGAAATATATTATAATCTTTTGACCCCCAAGTATCTAGGTCTTTCTTTACAGGATTGTAGAATTCAATTTCTATTCCGTGCTTATCAGCTTTTTGTTTTTTAATAGCTATCTTATCATCAAGGTTTTTTATTTTATCAATTTGTTTTTGTGTTAACTTACCTGGATCTTTATAGGTCCACTGGCCACCGGCTTTGTTTTTACCATAAGGTGTAAATTTGTGTCCTAGTATTTCCCATCTGTCCACTAAATGATCTATTAAACCATCCTCGCCTCCTTTTCCAAGTTCTATCTCACTTTGTATTCTATTCATACGTGGTGTGCCCATATACTGTGGATAACGAATTTTATTCACTAAATGAGGTGGAATCATTTCGTATTTACTTCCAAGATTTTTAATTTTGGATATTGACCCTGCTCCTAAAGACATGCCGGCTGGATGTAATTGTGTCATGCTTAATTCATCATAAATATTCCTTAAGCCAGGATTATTTTCCTTGTCCCTAAATTTCATTAATGTATCGTAAAATTTAGGATTGTTTTTTTGAGCAGTCGCTTGTTGGTATTTATAATCTTTCCAATCATCTTTACCTGTTAATATTTTTCCAGTTTTTAACTTATTCTGTCGTTCATTTGTTACTTTTCTTGTGGATGCTATTATATCCTTATATTTGTTGTATAGATCTGGTTTGTCTTTTTTAATTTGATCTGCATAGCGTGGCCACGACTTATTTCTAAAAGCCCAACGTGTTCCAGTGGATCCCTCACCAAATATTTCTCTGTATGCATCTACAATTCCTTTATTTAGATGGGGCTCCATGTCGCCTAAAGCTTGTACATGTTTATCATAAAAGAATTTGTCTTTTCCTTCTTTAACGCCTGGTTGTAACGCTGAAGCATTCCTGTTTTTCACTGCTAAATTATCTACAATAGAAATTTTTTCTAATTTAGTTTTATCATCAAGATCAGTTCTATTAATAAGATTTCTTACCCTACCAAAAATATTTCTGCCTTTGTATGTTAATCGTGCTTCTTCTGTGGGATTTCTAAGATTACCCATTAACTTTAAAACATCATCATCAGTTTCAAACTTATTTTTTTTTAAATAATTACCTACGTACTCTACGGTAGACTTGTATGCAGGAGATTTTTGATTTATTCCTTTTCTAATAGCTTGTTTCGCTAATGATCCAATGCCTTTGGCTAATGCTGCAACCATTAGTCGTCCATCATTTCAAGATATTCATTTAGTCCTTGTCCAATAAATGGAGGTAAAGTTGATTGTGCAACTCCTCTTTTAAATTTTCCTCCAAGTTGAAGTGGACTAATATTAGTTAACCCTGAATATAATCTAGGCGCTGATTTTTGTAAGCTCTTTCTAAGTAAACCAGGTATACCGTATTCTACGGGCATTTGTAGAATTTCATCTGCACCCTGTAAAAATCCTGCGTTCTCCGGATCAGAATAATCTAATAATTTACGATCTCTGAAATTACCAAGAAAATCAACTATTGGATCAAAAGCTCCAAATTCAAAATCTTTACTATAAGGCATATCACTACTATCACTACTCCATATCTTTTCGTTATACGGATTCGTGTGGAATCCATACTTATCCATCATTTCTTCTTCATATCCTTTATTAATATAATCTTCTATCTGTTCTCCGTATCTCTTATCAGCTTCTTTCCAAAAAATTTCTTCATTTTTAGATTCTTTAAATTTTTTATAATCATTATTCCATTCATCAAAAGTTCTATTGCCTTGTGGATTATTTTTTACCCATTTATCGGGGTCTACTTCTTTTCCAATTATGTCATCAATTTCTTCCCATGCTGCTGGGGTTATGAGATCTCCAAGATACCCATCTTCCCAATCGAACGCATCCTTTTCCCATTTTGTCATTATATCGCCAGATATTTTTTCATCTGTTAATGGATTATCATTATATCCAGGAAACCATCCTTGAGTCAGTGCATCAAGATAATATCCTGTTGCACCTATACCAGCATGCTTTGGATCAAAATGTATTCCAAGTGGATTATGCCATGCTGCATGTTTTGGCGGTCTTTCTGGATCATTCCACAATGCTTCTGTTTCTACATCAAGGCCAAGTGATCTTGGCAGTATACGCACACCCTCCTGTATAAATTGTGCCGCATTTCCTATAGTATTAATTGGAACTTTTCCCATATCACCTAATTGTCTTAAATAGTCTCTCTCAGTTTCACCTGAAATTGGTCCTACAGGAGACTCATAAGATTTTTTCCACTTACTAAAAGATGTAGGTACTGTGTTGAATGCCCAATTACCAATTGTTTTAGCAGCTGGGTCCATTACATTTCTATTCATCCAATCATAAGATTTAGGAGAAATTAATTCTAATGGATCAGGAATCCAAGTATTAACTCTATTATCCAAAGGGTTTTTACCTTCGTTATATAATTCTACACCAGAACGATTAGGCTCAGGTCTTCTTTCAAAGAAACTTCCAATGCCACTAAAAATTTTTTCTAAGTTTGATCTTTTTTCAGGTGTTTCTCTGCCCTTGTTATATTCTTCTACGCCCATTAGTAATAATCTCTCCCTGTGCCAATCTTGACACTCTCCTCATCCTCATAATCATCTTTTAACCCAATAAAGTAACCTTGTCTATAACGCATTAGCGCTTGCGTGGTAGAATCCACGTAGTCGTCGTGATCGCCGAAAGGAAATGCTGCGCATTCTTCTATCACTTCCTCAGCGAACGTTTTTTTGGGCGCCCATATCGCTCCCGACTCAAAGAGTGGGGCTACGCTGTTTACCCTCGAGTGTTTATCGTTTCCTCTTGAGGGTGTATAATTTATAACAGGTATTCCTGCCTTTTGCAACTCATGAGTTAACGGTAGGCCACTCGCCTTCGCTTCTATAAGGATTGCCTCAGGTTCCCAGTACTTATATTCATCTTGTGCAATTGATTTTAACTCCGGAAAGTTCCATCTTCCTCTTTTTGCATCGAGTAAGATCAAGGCCGGCGAGTCACCTTCCTTCGGCGTAAATACACCCCACGTTGTTATTGCACTAAAGTCTGCCGTCTCTTTTGCAGAGAACGCCGTGTCATATGATTGTATTATATATTGAAGATGTGGTATTTCTTTTTTCTCCCACGTTTTCCACCACTCACGTTTTATAAGTGCACCTTCCTCACTTGTTGGTTGTTGCATCCATTGTGCTTGCCACTTGGTTAGTGGAATAGATGCCTTAACGCCGAGTAGTCCTTTCATGGACCAAAAATTTCCCCACATAGGTTTATCTTTTATAATAGCAGGAAATTCTACAACTTCCCATTGATCTGTTTCATCGTCTTTACCCTGGGCCTCTAGTAGCTTTCCAGTGAGGTCTTTTACAGACCATCTAGTCATAACTAGTACTATTGCACCACCAGGCTGTAAACGCTGACGAGGGCCAGAAGTATACCACTCATAATGGGACTCAAGCACAGAAGGACTAAGAGCGTCTTGTTCCGAATGAGGATCATCAATAATAAGGAGGTCGGCACCACGACCAGTGATAGCACCGCCGACACCAGCAGCAAAGTACTCACCTCCATGATTAGACTCCCAACGGCCTGCAGCTTTTGAATCGGCTGCCAATCTGACGTCTGGAAAAACTCTTTCATACTCTGTTGATTCTATCATGTTCTTGGCTTTACGTCCAAACCTGATTGCTAGTTCGCCTGTGTGCGTTGTTTGGATGAGCTTGGCCTTTGGATGCCTACCCATAAAAAATGCTGGAAATAAGTGTGATGCAAACTCTGATTTTGTATGCCTTGGTGGCATATTGACAATAAGTCTTTTAAGTTCACCATTTGCAATGCGATTTAATTTTTCTGCATAAATTCTATGGTGTTTTCCTTCAACGAACTCGGGCCAAACTGTTTTTACAAATTTTAAAAAATCTTTTTGTGATGCTTCCTGTTTCTCAAGGATTTTACTTTTTAAAAGATATTTTAAAGTCTGTGTGTCTAATTTTCCTAAATTATTCATAGAAGTAGTCATCAGTATCCCCCGCAGTCCATTTTACAATGTCTTCTACACCATACTCTATTGTAGACACTTTGTAATCAGGTTTTTTCATTTTTGAAGGTGATCTAGACTTATCATAAAAGATAACACGGTTATTTGGCTGTGCGGCGAAGTGCCCATTGTCCAATTTCAATATATTAAATGATTTATGCTCTGCTGGCGTCTCCGAATAACCAATATTAGGTATATTTGAGTCAGGATGACAAGAATCAATGGTAAAGAGGTATTCGCCCTCGTAAAATTTCTTGGAAGGGGCTAAATACTTGCAATGAGCCCCAAAAACCTGTCTTTTTTGGACCATTGTAATGTGGTAACTGAATGCATCCCACAATTCTAGCTCTTCTAGGGGTAAATTTTCCTTAGTTTCCTTCCAAACGAACGCAGAAATTGGTAATTTGTCATATAATGCGCCAGTTTCCGGCAAAAATGTTTCAAAATATAAAGCTCTGCCTTGTATTGACTTGCAAGTTACCCAAATTCCTTCCTCATATTCACCGTGACCACGTGTGTGATCATACAAATACTCTTTTTTCACCAAAACTTCTATAGGTGGTATGTTTATTACTAAAAAGGCCACTTCAAAATAATTATTTTTTTTTAAAAATTTTTATAACGTTTTTTTGGTTCATTGTCACTCTCAAACTTGCCTCCGCAAAATTCAAAGCATGCTTTTCGAAAAAGGGGGGGTTGGGGGGTCCGGAGCTTCGGAGCTATAGTATCCCGGGCGCCAGCCTACTACATGTAGTACCACCAACCACAACCACCCACTATATCCCGGGCGAGTTATCCACAGGTTATCCACAACTAATTACAATTAGTTATTGACATAAAAAAAGGGGCTACATTTAGTAGCCCCTCTTACTAGCAACAAAGGATATTATTGTGCTAAACCTAATCTCTTTAGTAAATACCCTACATCTTTTTGTAGGTGTCTTATTAAACCAAGTGCATTAACATCATCATTGTCCTTGTTATCAACAACCCATTCAACAGTAGCATTCATAAGAACACCACTGATCAACTTCCAATCCATACTATCTTTAGTTGGAACAGAACTGATGATAGTCTCAAGACTGCCAAGTGCTGATTGATCTTTTGCGTACTCAATGATCTCATTGAATACAGGTGTTATATCTATATTGTTCACAGATTTAACGGGAACTATATCATTAGTTTTGTTAGTCATCTCTAATTCTCCTTTGTTTAACTGATTGTTATAATAAAGCTATACATCACAATCCACATAATAGAAACACCTATTAAGAATAATACAGCGTTCATTGTGGATAACTTACATTATTGATTTCAAGTATTGTGTCTGGGTTTACATTAGCCCAACCATGTTTACCTTTATTACTAACACAAAATACAAGTAAGTAATTTGGGTGTTCTCTTACCTCTCCACTTTGGGTAAATCTATAGCCATTCTTACCAATGATACCTGTCTTAATGTGTCCTACTTCACCGTCATTCTTTAGCCATTTAATACTAAAGAAACCTTGTTTAACTATGTCGTGAAACATTGATTTAGTCATCTTAATATCCTTTCTATTTCTAATTCAATTAGTACACTAATTCATAAGTAATGCAATAGCTAATTGAACTTTATTTTGGAACTGAATCAGACCCCTGCTGGGATGCCCGGGGGCAGGACAACCACGAATCGTAATGATCGAATCAAGGAGTTTGGGAGTTTGGGGGAGTTTGTGAGGCAAGAGCCGAATAACTCCGTTTATCTTGCCTCAATAGTTATGCCCGTATTATATGCACATAGGTCAAAACGGGTTAACTGTCATCATTATATCATCAAATGTAATTCATCTCAATCCCTCTTTCACATTAGTTGTGGATAACATTTCCTGTCCACTCAGGGAAGTCCCGGCGCGCCCGGTGCAGCTCATGCCCCCAAGGTCCAACAACCTGCGTCATCGAAACTTGGGGAGTTTGGGAGTTTGCCTGGAACCACGCAGATCCTGCTGCCTGGAAGACGCCCGGGCTGCACAGCTCAGAAGTAATGCCGAGCTGCCCAATATAGTAAAAGGCAGAAAACTGCCAATTTTACTGGTATAAATAATGTTAGTCAGTCCATATTTTCCTCTCTTTCTCATTCTGCTGGTAAACTACCATCTCATCCCAGCTTCGTCAACCCTAAATTTTGGCAGAAGTCAGCCATTTCATTTGCGGAGGAAATCCCGGCGCGCGCGCCGGGCAATAACTGGCGTCAAAACCAAAAACCTAGGAAATCTGCCAATACTACTGGAGTTTGGGAGTTTCCGTTAAAAGGATCGCGCGCCGGGCGCTCCAGCACGGGTTATCCACAGGTTGTTGTTAACCTGTGGATATCTATGGAGTTTGGGGAGTTTGCCTAATTCTCTTGTGGTCTAAATATGTCCTTTACTTGTTGTGCAAATCCTCTATCCATCTCTTCTGCATGTTGTTCAGCACGAACTTGATTTCGCTTCATGACTGGAACTACACTATCGTAGTGATGAGCAATGCTACTTAATGTGTCATTACTTTCTTCTATTGCCGTAGCAATTCTTTCTAATACATGTATTAAGTCTTTATCCATAGTTTCTCCTATTCTATTTCTACCCTTATTATAACATAAAGTTATCCACAATGCAACATCTCATTTAATTATTTTCCGAGCAGGAAGACGCTGCGCGCGCCGGGCGCTCCAGGACCAGCAGAGGTCCGCCGACCAATGACCTCACATATTAGGGGAGTTTGCGGAGTTTGAGGAGTTTCAACAGCTCTGAACTGCAGCCCGGGCCCAGCTCACCAGTCCACAGGGCACCGTCCACTGAGTCATAGTCATTATCACGGAGTTCTAGGAGTTTGGCGCTTGAAAAGAGTTTAGTGAGCCTCTTCCCGGGGTCGTAGATCAAGGTAAATACAAGTGCATTACGGGATGCATGGAGTGTATTCCAGGCTATTTGTAAAGGTGAAACTGACACATTTCCAATACCCTTCTTATTACGCCGCACTACTTTCAATTCTACAGTAAAAAATCCAATATCTTTATGGTATATCAAGCAATCAGGGAATCCTGGCGTGACGTAAGACTCAATACGTGTTATTATGTATTTTTCAGTCCCACTTTCCAAACATTTCTTGAAAGTCTTGTAGAAGTTTGTTTCCGTTTTTACGGTCATACTTCTTTTTGCTCTTTACTATCTTCTGTTTGTACTGGGGTGATGTCTTTAATTCTTTCGCCACTGGATTTCTCTTCGACTTGAATAATAGTTTGATTACCCTCTTTTTTAATTTCTCCGTCATAACCTAATTCCTTTAATGCTTTTAATACATCATCACGTGACATATCATCTATTGATCCTGTTCTAATCTCTTTACGTTCAACATATAATCCTGCAGCCTGTCCACGTAATCTTTCAGCATTAATTGCAGCACTGTGAGACTTATCCCCAAGTGCCTTATCACGTAATCTAGCAAGCTCTTGTATGTGTTTACTCATTTCAACCTTATGAGTATCAGCAAGCTCATTTCTTTTCTTCCTCACTGCAGCAACAACACGTGGGAATTTGTTAATATTTAATAACTCAGATGCTGTCACTGAAGCACGTTCTTTCTTATATCCAGATTGTCTTACACATTCTGTTGGAGTCATTCTGCCCTCATTAGCTACGAATATTTCAACAAATATTCGTTGTTTATCTGTCAATCCATCCTCACCACGTGGGTGTTTCAATGCCATATCTCTGGTATTACGGATGGTATTACGGAGGCCTACCTCTTCTAATTGCTTTAACTTATTGTTATATATGTCTTTTTCACTCATTTTAACTCCAAAATACTATAATTTGACTCTTTAACCATGAACTCGTAATACCTCCGTAATACCTGGTATCCCTTACTCCATATAGAGAATTGGGAATTGGTATTACGGTATTGGCAAAATCCCGGGATAGAAAAAATAAAAAAACTTTTTAGCATCCAGCGCACAATACAATACCAATCATAGTAGTACAATACTTCTCTTAGAATATGGTATATCGTCAAGGTATCCGCGCTTTTTTAGCCCTTGGACGTATCCATGCACATTACTCTTAGATTTCATACCATTTAATTGTTTAAGCTCCTCGTACGATGGCGAGTAGCCATTCGCGTCGATAAATGCTTGAATTACTTGAAGAAATTTCATTTGTTTAGGTGTCAAACCCTTCTTTTTTTTTATATTACTCATAATACCACGCCAATACCTATTTATAATCCTTTTGTCCCTTAGTATTGGGGTTCGACCAATACTCTTTTCTAACTAATCTCAACATTTCTTCCTTGCCCCACTCCTCAATAACCTCTTTTGTTATTGATTTATCTAGTGTATCCTTTAGTTCCTGCTCCTTTTCATCCAATTTCATTCTATTTGGCGCTCTCTTTCTAACATATGTAGTTATTTTAGACCACGTAATAATGTGATCATCGGCTTTTGGCCTTACATAACCACGCTCTGGATCTAATTGTGGGTACTGTGGTTCAGGTTGTCTCTCAAAATTATCCTTTATGTATTCTAACACTTGATCCTCACTCTCAAATTGTTTAACAACTTTCTCAACAATCTTCTTGTCTTTCCATAAATTGATCTCATATGTTTGCGCTTTGTTCTCTTCTTCCATTATTTAAGTTTATCCTTCAAATATGTTAATAGCCATTCATTATCTCTAAGTACTTGTACCAAGCCATTTGTGAATTGATTAATAACTACCTCCTCCTTGTTCTCACTGTCAAGCGGCTGGCCACTGGCGGTGAGCGAATTGATATAGGCTATACCGTGTAATACCTCATGGACTACTGTATTAGCTTCATCAAGTGGTGATAAGCCATTCTGTATGGTTATAACGTTCTTACGGTGGTCATATTCACCATAACAATCTGATTGTTTCTGAAACGTTGCTGTTTCACGCTCAATTGTTATATCCTGGTACCCAATTTTTACTTTGCCTGGTAGTTTCATTTCTTTTTTGCCTTTTTAAATTTACGCCCAACTATAAAAACAATAGAATTAATTATTGTGTTAATAGTTACCATGGATAAAATCCACCAATGCCAAAGATCTATATTCATTATACATCAACTCCCTTCACTGGAGCATCCAATGTAAAATGAACATTAAAAGCAAACGAACGTCGCTCACCTTCACATCTAAATGGATACACCTGATGTGTTAACCAACTAGGAAATAAATAAAAATCTCCGACTTCTGGTTTAACTAAATAGCTATGGTTAGCAAAATGATTTGGTGTTGATCCAAGAAACTCTAAACACCCAGCTGTTGGATGATGATCTTCTGCTGCATATTCTTTATCAAATCCTGGTGGTATCTTCAGGAATGCAACACCAGATAAATTAGCATCATGAATATGCATAGGATTAAAGTCACCTGCGTACTGTGATACAATCCACGCTCTGAATGCAACCTTGCTACCAGATGCCGGTTCTGACTTAATGGTATGTCTATAATATGTTTGCGCCATTGATCCAAGAAACTCTCTAATGTTAGGAATTTTGTTGACATCGAGCATAACTTCTTTCTTAACATTGCCTGCAAGATTGTGTGACCAGTCACGCTCCTCACTCAATTTCTCATCATGTAATATACGATCAGCTTCAACATTCAGTAAATTAACAAACTGCTGCGGCATCTTAACTTTTAAGATACTCGGCCCAAATGGTTGATATATATCATATTTTAGCTCTAAATTTTTAGTCTGGATCTGTTCCGCCATAGCTCTCCT